AGGACCACGAAATACTCCATTGGATTACAGGCGTGGATATATGTCGAAGCAATCTACTTGCCTCAAGGCCAACGCTAAAACCTTCTCTGTTTACCCATACTAAACTATATGAATAAAAACGAAATATTTGAGTACCTTGATGCTCTTAGAGAATCTGGTGCAATTAACATGCATGGTGGTTCAGCATATCTTATGGATAGGTTTGATCTGAATCGTAATGAGGCTCGCAATTACCTCATTGAGTGGATGCAAACATATACGCAGCGAATGGAATTGAAGAATGAACGAACGAATTCGAGAACTTGAGAAGCAATGCTGGAGTCATCGTGTTGACGGAGCATTGATTGACGGACATCTACATTTTGATACTAAAAAGTTCGCCGAGTTGATTGTTCGGGAATGTATTGACACTCTATACAAAAATGGGTGTTCTTGTATTCCTGCTGACAGATTGAAAGAACATTTCGGAGTTGAAGAATGCTAAAAGATAGACGAGTATTATTAGAGCAAGAAATTGCGAAAGCACACGATGAAGCTGCAGCAATGTATCTGGATATCGTCATCCATGACGGTGACGTACATAGTACAGAGTATCAGGATATTAAAAATAAGATTATGAATCTAGAGCTTGATCTTAACCTTGTAAATTTATTGATTAGTAAAGGTAACAAATGAATAACCCACAAGCATTTCCCATGACTTGGGTGAAGCAAGAAGCGCCCAACCTCAACGTCATCCTTGAGCAACGAGGCATGACGATGCGAGATTACTTTGCGGCCAAGGCGATGGAAGCCATCATTTGTCGCGCTGACAATCGTTTTACAACCACGCTTGAATTTGTAGGCGCCAAGGCGTACCAGTACGCAGATGCCATGCTGAAAGCGAGGGAGCAATGAATGATTGATTGTTTACTTGTGGGTGATAGTATAGCCCTTGGCGCACATCGATTTAAACCTGAGTGTGCAGTAATCGCTAAAAATGGTATTAACAGTCAGCAATGGAATAAACAAAACAGTAATCAAAGTCTTGGCGCCAAAGTAGTGATTATCAGTCTAGGATCAAACGATCATGCAGGTATACGAACACTCTGGGAATTACAAGAATTACGCCGGCGGGTCTATGCTGACCGAGTGTATTGGATAATGCCTGCAATCAAACCGAATATACAACAAATGGTTAAATTAGTATCTGATGACTATGGTGATACTATACTACCTATTACTGGACTACAGCCAGATAAAGTACATCCAAGTTCGGCAGGATATAAAGAAATGATAAAGGATATAAAATGAATGAAGTCTTAAAAGAAATAGTAATTAAAGCCGGAGCACCGGAGGAAGTTGTAAATGAGTTGTGGTTTAACATATTCTGCCAAAAGTTTGCCGATGAGTTAATGACAGTTCTTGAGGAAGAAGTATAAAATGAAAACAACAAATCCAGATGGTACATTTGTCCAAATTGATCCTAATACCAGACGAGTTGAAAAGGTCCTAAGAAGCCATAAGAATCTTTCTGATGTTGAGCAAATGGGATATTTTGGCAATATCTGGGTTCGTTCACATACATTTAAAAACGCAGGCGATACAAATGGCGGCGGTCATAAACACAATTTCGATCATGTTACATTATTAGCAATTGGTAGTGTACTTGTAGAAGTTGAAGGATATGAACCTAAAGAATTTCACGGACCTACATTTATTGTAATCGACAAAGACCATAGTCATAAATTTACAGCATTAACTGACAATGTTGTTTATTATTGTGTATTCGCAGTAAGAGATTTGGATGGTGAAGTAACTGATATAGTTGCAGATGCAAACTCTCCGCTGGTACCGTATTTTACTAATATGTCTAAAGAATCAAAAATAAAATTAAAACAGGAAAAATAAAAAATGAAAAAAGTATATGATGGTGAATTTACAAAAGTGTTGATATCACGAGGTTTCGGCGCTGGATGGTCTACATGGAACTATGATTGGCCAGAAATGGCATTTGATCCAGAAATCATAGAGCTTGTTGAAAAAGAAGCTTCAATGGATGTTATCGATAAACTAGCTTCAATTAAGTATCCAGAAGCTTATCTTGGTGGTATTGTTGATTTAGAAGTGGTGTTAGTGAAAACTGGCACAGAATTCATCATACACGAATATGATGGTTCTGAATCTATACGAACAAAGGATGACTTCATATGGCTACAGGCATGAGAAAAAAACAAATATCAGCTCTAGTGGCCGCTGATATTGCTGAGAGTGAAAACTTTGAGCCCATGAATAAAGCAATGAGAGAGCTTGCTGAGGAAGCAGGCTTTATCTTTTGGCGTGATGAACCGTGGAAACCACATGGTGCAGAAATTGATTGGTCGAGTGACTATTCAGAGGAATTCAAAATGTACACAGAATTTATAATTCGTAAATGTATTGAAATTTGCGAACAAGGCACTGCCACACAAACCACAAGTTTTGGTGCCTCTGAGAATATTAAGAACCACTTTGGTTTGGAATGAGTACTTTAGTGTTGTTGTTGTATTTACGCAACACAGGGGCTTGACATTTCCTCTGGGTTTGTTATAATATATCCATGATGAGGAAAAAACGTAGCGATAGAAACCATGTCCTGTATCGTGTTATTTGCATTGATACTGGCGATTCTTATATTGGTCTAACCGTTGCTCAAGGTCAGGCTTTTCTCCGTTCTGTAAAAGTTCGGTGGCAAAAGCATGTATCACGGGCAATGCGTGAAGAAAAATCTTGGAGTATGTGTAAATTCCTTCGGTCAAATACCGATGCCGAATATCGTTATGAAGTTCTTGAAATTGTCCGTGGTCGTAAACCTGCTCACCAACGTGAACGAGTATTAATCTCGGAATTGTCTCCTACTCTTAATACATTTTAAAGGATTAAAAATGGCTTATATGAATCAAGAAAAGAAAGCAAAAATTGCTTCCGCTATGAAACCTGTATTGAAAAAATACAATTTAAAAGCTACCTTGAGTGTGCATCATCATTCCAGTATTTCTGTAAATATTAAATCTGGACCGATTGACTTCGGCGGTGATTATGTTCAAGTGAATCCATATTGGTTAGAAGATCATTATCAAGGTACCGCTCTGAAGGCCCTGAAAGAAATCAAAGAGGCATTGCTTGTCGCTGATTATTTTGATGAGTCTGATGCTCAAACTGATTATTTCCATACCGCATATTATTATCATATTAATGTCGGCAAATGGAACAAACCTTACCAATTGGAAGCATAATGAAAGCATTTGAAATGATGATCGACCTTTTAATTAAAGGTTCAGTACGATTGAGTCCTCGGAAAATTAATGGTCATGTTGGCCAACAACTTTTTCAAAAAGGTCAGAATATCGTATGAACGAATGGGATTATGATAATATGATGTTTTTAATTAGTACCGAGGATTCGGTATTTCAAGATTGGATAGAACAAGCTGATAATGATGATGTTGCCTATGCTCTTGAATTATTTGAAAAACATCGTGATATGATTGCCATGAGAGAAATTTATCTCAGGGATGATATTACAGATTTTTCTGATGCTAAAAAGGCGTTATTCAAATTTAGGAAATAAATTGGAACTGATACTAGATATGCGGAAAAGTGACCGCAAACTATTAATTGATGCTTGCATTAATTTTTATGCTCAAGAGTTGAAAATCAATAAAAACAAATTTTGTTTAATTGTTAAATCTATAAGAGGTTTAATAAAAAATACAGATGCTGCTGGTAGCGCTTATCATGTTCCTAAGTATCTTAGGAATGATAAGCTATCTTCAAAAATGTATTTCATGCAGCTTGATTCTGGTATCGAAATGGAAAAACTTATTCAAACAATTGCACATGAAATGGTGCATATAAAACAATTTGTAAAAGGGCAAATTACATATAAAGGCCGCAGTATGTATTGGCTTGGTAATAGAGTAGTTAAGAGTAGAATCAACTATTATGACCAACCATGGGAAATTGATGCGTGGTCTAAAGAAAAAGTTTTATCTGCAAAGATATATAAAATCCTTACAAAGCTAGAAGATAAACATTATGCAAAACTTAAATTATAAAGCTAAATGAAAATAAAAACTTTTGACGGTTTCTTTTTCACACCAGGAAAAGAAGATAATGAATTGCAATTATCTTTCTTTGAATTTAATAATTCAGAATTTTCTGGTGGTGTTCCTTTAGATACCACAAGCGTTGGTGACACCTATCATATTGCGTTTTTTAAGCCTGATGATGAAGGTGTGCCAATTTTTGATGAATCATTCGAAGCTGTGTTTTCCGATCCGCAAACTTATATAAATGGATTGATAGGTACAGATTTTTTTGGATGCATTCTCAGAAAAACAACAAAATCTGGCAAATGGTTCAATGATTACCTCACTAAAGCTAAAGAAAGTGTTATAATACTCAAAGATTCAGTGAAAATGACTTAACTTGAAAGTTGTATTATGTTTGATAGTAGTTTAAAGGTAGTTCTTGCCTTGATTTTTGTTGGTGTTTTGTTGTTTGTTGTGCCATTTTTGCTTATATGGTCTTTAAACACATTATTTCCAGTTTTAGAAATCGCATATACATTGGAAACGTGGACCGCAAGCGTGCTTATTAGTTCTTTTTTTGGAACTAATCATATTAACCTGAAAAAATCTTCGAAATGAGAAAAAAATGAGTGAAAAATTTGAATTTAAGACAAAAAAAGAAAAAAATTGGCTTTTGGGCCTTCTTCAAAGTGAAATTGTAGACATTACATTCACAAAAAAAGATGGATCTGAAAGGATTATGAAATGTACTCTATTGGAATCAAAAATTCCAAGTGATAAAATGCCAAAAGGCACAGAAAAAGCAAAAAATGATGAAGTTGTGCCAGTTTTTGATATTGAAAATGACGGATGGCGCAGTTTCCGTTGGGATTCTATTCGCGGAATACAATTTTCAATAGGAAGTAAAAATGTTGCAGAAAAACAACAAAAAACAGCTTGACTTTTACTAAATAAACCTGTATAATACAACTATGATGAAAAACACTAAACAACATTTATCGCCGATATCTTGCCAAATGTCACCTACGACATGGCAGGCTGAGTATCGCACATTAAGCGATAATAACGGCTTTATTGGATTCATAGGGGTTTGTGCTTAGATTAATTCTAACAAGTTTTTAAACACAAACCTCTAGACCTAAAAATCTAGAGGTTTTGTTTTTTGGCCATCGTGCCTATTAGTTCTTTAAAATTTTAATGCGTTTTAATCCCGAATTGTGTAGTGGTAGCACAACAGACTTTGACTCTGTTAGTATAAGTTCGATTCTTATTTCGGGTGCCATATAAAAACATATTGTGAAGTGTGTTTCTATATGGTATATGCAACTTTAGCTGATGTGGTCATAGCGGTGGTTTGAAGAACCATTGAAGTAGGTTCGATTCCTACAGGTTGCACCAAAAAAATAAATGGAAAGTAATGCAGCGGGGTTGGTCCTGCGACTAGCCTTGAAAACTAGGTTCTCAGAAATGGGATGGGGTTCGACTCCTCTGCTTTCCGCCAAATTTCTCGGTCAGTACAGTGGGATGTACAGGTAGACAATACTAGGACAAGGTTCGAATCCAAACTGAGAATTGAATAATTGGAGAGTGGGCAGGACGGTAATGCAGTGGATTGCTAATCCATAGACTCATGAAAGTGGGTCACAGGGTTCGACTCCCTGATTCTCCACCAAATTGTGTAGGTGTGTCGCTGAATGGTCAGGCTACGGATTGCAAATCCGTTTTATGCAGGTTCGAATCCTGTCACCTATTCCAGTTGTAAAAATACAACACTATGAAAATAGACCTTGACAAAAACTGTGGTTGTGTTATACTCTATACATAGATTGAGAAATCTATCAAAAGTTCTTTAAAAATTTGTAGAGTTTAATTTACTCCGTTCGTCTATCGGTTAGGACACCGGGTTTTCAACCCGATAAGACCAGTTCGATTCTGGTACGGAGTACCATATAAAAACACATTCCGTACCCGTTGCTGGCTGCTTAACAGAAATGTTATTCCCTAAGCATAGAGTGTGTTTCTATATGGTAAATTTTGGGGGTATAACTTAGTGGTAAAGTAGTAGGCTTTTAACCTATTAACCGGAGTTCAATTCTCCGTACCCCTACCAAATCCCGTTACTATTTTCGTTAAAATAGCGTTTGATTAGCGACAGAGATCCGGTGGCAGAAAACCGTTAGCGAGGAATCCAAGTCCTCAGACTCTGATAGGCAGTATTCCTCTGCACACAGACGGTAGAATAAAAGGAATGGACAGAGTAACCGCTCAATTAAGGGCTTGTGTGGAAACAAGTAGCTTATCCTATTTTAGGCTCGTTCGTATAATGGTCATTACTTTGGATTGTCTATCCAATCACGGGGGTTCGATTCCCCCACGAGTCGCCAAATTATCGCAGGTAGGGTGGTCACCACACCGGTCTCATAAGCCAGGTGCATCGGCAGTTCGAATCTGTCACCTGCATCCAAATTATTCCCTTGTAGCTCAGCGGTAGAGTAGTTGACTGTTAATCAATTGGTCCGTGGTTCGATCCCACGCAAGGGAGCCAAACAAAGGAGAATCCGCCGCAATGGTGTGGCAGGGGACTGTAACTCCCCCGACTTCGGTTACGATAGGTTCGATCCCTATATTCTCCACCAATTCGCCCTTTTAGTTAAATGGTATAACAGTTGCCTTGTAAGCATCAATCCGTAGTTCGATTCTACGTTGGGGCACCAATTTTTTCTCCGTGTAGTGAAATGGCATCACCCGTGCTTTGGGAGCATGTAGCGCAAGTTCGATTCTTGCCATGGAGACCAATTTGGGGGATTAGTATAATGGCATTACGGCAGCTTTGCAAGCTGTTTACGAGAGTTCGATTCTCTCATCCTCCACCAATTCGGTTCAGTAGCACAGCGGTAGTGCAACTCCCTCATACGGAGTAGGTCGTTGGCTCAAATCCAACCTGAACCACCAAGTTATGGGCGATTAGTAAAATGAATATTACACAAGGCTACGAACCTTGAAGTGGGAGTTTGATTCTCTCATCGCCCTCCAAGACCCGTCAGAGTAACGTCTGGCTACTGTGACACGCAG